GCCTTACCTGGGATAAACTCGGTCTTATTGAGTGGGTTAGTTATTACAGCATCTTTAAAGAACGAGTCCTTCACAGATGCACCTAAATGTTTCCAAGGGATTCCAGCTGAACTTTTAAAGTTAATCTTTTCAAAGTCAGGGTTAAAGAATTGTCCATTTATGCATTCCCAAAGAGCAGCTTTGAAATTTGTTGAGGTTCCAATTGAAGCTCCATTAAGCACTGATTTAAAGTGGTCAATAAGTTGGGGTAGCATCAGATCTAAGATCTTCTGATCCATTTTATGTTTTCCGTCTCCATTAGCGTTAAGTTGGGTCTTTAAGATACTCGGTCTTCCAAGCGAATCTTTCGCGAGGTTAGACGTATCCTTTACTTGGGATTCAATCAATGCTGAGGGTATCTTGTTAACAGGAAACACTCCATGAAACACACTTGGTTTGTGGTCAGTGCGTCCTCTTATATCACAAGGTGGTTCTAAGAAATCTAAATCTCCCAAGAATGTGAAAGCTGGGTCGTTCTCATCTTTATTATCTGGCATATGAATACCAGCTCCTTCACTCACGAAAGAGTCAAATCGATCATAATCATTTGCTTCAGCCATTTCAATTTTGGGAAAAGTTGGTAAAGATTGGTATTTCACGAGTTGTGATTCTGAAATTAACTTGTCAAATCGTTCTTTTGTACAAACGATAGACATAGCAGCTCCACAGCGTGTTTGTGCTGCAAAGTGCATTCCAATCAGTTTCTTAGTGCAATAAGGATCTAGCATAATAACAAATCCTCCACAGTCTCCATCTTGGGTATGGGTTCCTAACGTACGCATAGTTGTTATAGCGTATATATTGGTGTTAATTGATTCTCCGTTGATTGTTCTTACTACGTAATTCTCTTCGTACTCAGCTTTACCCGAGCAGATAAGATCACTAACTGGTAGATATTGAATAACTGTCTTGATTTTAGAGACAGAGGCAACATCACAATCCAGTGGGATATTGACTACATCCCTAGTGAAGCACAAATCGTTGATTGGTCTTTCTTTGTCATTCTGGTAAACTTTATGATTCAAAGGTAGAATTTTAAAGAGACATAATTCCCAATCTTTCTTATAGGCCACACATATCATTCTATAGCGATGTTTTGATTCAACTCCTCGCACTTTTCTTGTGCATATAGCAGGGTCGCCAATCTTCTCAACAATGTGTGAAGGTGCAAATACAAAAGTATCGTACCCCCATCCATGTAGAGTTCCATTCGTTGTTGTCACTTTACAGAGGACAGTGTTTACACACTTCCTCATCATGTCTAACGCAGCAGCGTCAACAGCAGATTGATAGGTGGGTCCATTGGGAGAAAACGTGATACGTTTCGCATCAATTTCTTTCAAAGATTTTGCATCGAGAGATTGTAACTCGACTGGTTTATCTTCAGCCAATAGGTCTTTCTCATCTAATCCTAGCCACGCTTCCTGCGCACTAGGGTAGTATTCATCCATTTCAAATTCTGAATCGGGATCACTCATTGGTGGGACAGCAATTTTCTCCAAAACTGCTAATCGGCTTTCATACCGAGATGGTCTAGCTGGTCGGTTCGTTCTGCGTCCCCGTGGTTTTGATCCCACAGAGCCTGATGCGCCTTTCTCCAACACACATTCATCATCTGAATCTGTATCAGCTTCGCATTCTTCGTTCAACTTCTCAGTTCTCCAATTCCCATCGATTCCTTCAAACCGGGAGGGCTTGGCTGGTCGCGCAGTACGACGTGATCTTGGTTTTGATCCCACTGATCCACTGGCACCCTTCTCAAGGGTTGCAGATCTCCAGGTCTTCTTTGATCGTTGATGTACTTGATCATATCCTTTTTCGAACTTGATATCTCCTAACATAATTTTAAAACTCACTACAGGAAGTAAGATCTCTTCAATAGTACAGACTGTTTGTTCAATGTCTGTTTCTCCTGTCAATGAGTCTAAATTGATAGCTGTAGTTTTAGGGAATCGTTCCTTAATTAAACTGGCAACAGCTTCCATGCATGATCTGACATATTGTTGTTTAACAATGCCATTATCATCACAGACAACTGCCCCAATTATGGCAGTTTCTTCAACTTGCATCCTCCAGATTTTACCTGGTTTACAAGTCACTGGTGTTCCATCAGATTTCGCTAATCCATTAAACCATTCGTGCGGTGTCATTGATAATCCATTAGGTCTACAACCTATCACCGTCACTCGTTTTGCGAGTTTTAATGGTTCGTGGACATATTGAGAGATATTATCTCCTTCATACTCCACTCCTTGTCCTTCTTCTGCAGCTGCAGAATAAAACAGGGACTTCATTCCTGGGAATAACATCCAAGTTGCCTCGGATATTAGATGTAGGGATTTCATAACGATAAATCGTACTAATCTATAAAGAATGTACATGAGTGCAAAACACGCAAGTACTAAAATAAATTGTCCAATTGAATTACTCATGCAAAAGGCACGAATACTAGAGACAATGCCCCAGGCCGCCATTGAAGACATCCCAACTACACACAAAATTGAGTATAGAAGAACACTCCAAATAGAACCTGACCATTCTCCAAAAATATTAAAGAGTTGTTCAAGGAAAGGGAAGTTACGTAATAACCATTGTCCATAAGTTTCTTGTGGGAAATCATGTGGGACTTCTCCCAAGTTGCCTAAAGAACAGTAGTCATTGAAATAAATTTCATGGTTAATCCAGACATAATTTGCATCTAATCCAATCAAGCAGGGTCTCTCAAAGAATAAGTCCCAATCGTCCTTGAATCTATTCAAGGGTACGTAGTGTTTAGCTGCATAGAACACAGCTGGCAAATCACACGAACAAAAGTTCATATAATCAACCAATCTGTCTCCATGAACAGCCCTAAAAGCCTCTGGAACGATAAATCGCTCATCCGTTGTTTTAGCAGTTCTCATTGCCACTTGTATGTTCTGTGGCAAATCTGCAATTGTCTTGTAGATTGTCGGGTTGTTCGATGTAAGATAACATAGAGCAGCTTCACAGCCACTAACAAAACCCTTACAATCCTCTTGGTTTGAGTCATAATATTGGTCATCTCGTTTTCCTTGGAAGCGCGCTTCAGTTTGCGCTTGAATTGAGTCAAATCGACTCTGATTCATAATCAAGTTGTTAAGGATTACTTCCATTAATTGGGCATACGTCACTATTCGTCCATTTCGGCAACCTCCTGGTAAACACACAGGACCAGCATTGTTATATTGGTCCATTCCACTAGACAAGTGAAATTGTAAGTGTGAAAACTCCCAATCTATCTCTGCACTAGCTTTCAACTCGGCACGAAATTGAGGTGTATCAATGTCTGGTTTTACACAAACATGAACATAGATCGGGAATCTCTGGCACAACGCATCGATGTTATTGATGGTTGTCGACTGATTTGGGAAATTGTTACATGAGGCAAGTAAATACTTGCACTCATAGGGGTCACCTTTTGATTGCATTTCGGCCTGGTATGTTGGAACAGGTCGGTTAGAAATCCAATTGATAATCGCCTGATGTTCTAGACACTCACGTGAACTAAAAGCATCATCGATACTGTGTCCTTGTTGTCCATTATAATTTTGATCGTATTTGTCTCGCATATTTTGAGACCAGGTTGTCCATTGGTCTGCGTCTGCGAAAGCTTGTAAAGTTTCATTTTCTGGGTCTTCAACGTATTTTGCGTAGAGTCCACTCCGAATGTCCTTTTCAATTTTTGTCATCAAATGTGATTTTCCAATTTGGGATTCACCTTTTAGGCAAATTCCTGTGGGCTTTACGCGTTCTGCGTTACAACCCCGGACCTTTGTTATGATGGT